GTGTCCATTCGTGATGAGTCCGACGCCGTCTATGACTGCTACGGGTTCGGGCTTTACCTGTCCAACGGCACACTGTTCGCCGTCTATAGCCAGCCGACGCTTCTACTGGGTAAGGCGGCCGCAGCCATGATGCTGCTCGCTCTCGATGCGGTGTTTGCTGACATCGACGTACAGCAAATCACATTCGGCGGCACCAACTTCACCGATCCGGCCGCCACGACTGACGTGGCCGGGATCGTCGAGCTAGCGACTGAAGAAGAAGCCTCTGCAGGCAACGACAAGATCCGCGTCATCACCACGTGGTTGTTGAAGAGGATCTTGGATGCCCGCCTGGGAGCCGATGCGCCGTCGGCTTTCATGCGTGGACTGCTGGGCATTACCAGCGCCGCCTTGCTGCGTACCGCCCTGGAACTGAAGGGAGCTGCCCTCAAGGATGAAGGGGCCGGCAACAACTTGGATGCCGACAAGCTCGACGGGCAGCATGGCGCCTACTACCGGGCGTGGGAAAACTTGACCGGCATCCCCGCCACCGCGAGCCAGTGGCCGTCGTGGGACCAGGTCGGCAACAAGCCGCAAACCTTCACTCCCGCCGAGCATTCGCACGCCAATTACGTGCTGAAGAGTGGCGACGCCATGACGGGGCAGCTCACGGTGCCGCGCTTGGGGATCAATCTGAGCGGCGGTGCACAGGGCGCATTCGACGCGATCGTCTCCACCGCCGGCCGGGTACTCATGCGTGACTATGGCAACGGCACGCCTGTCATGGATTTCGTCAACACGGCGAACAATTCCTGGGTCGCAGGTCGCATCCGGACCGGCGCCAACGCGCTCTACCTCGAAACCACGCAGCTCGCCGTCACAGGTGCAGGCTCGTTCGGAGGGTCCGTGCACGCCGATAGCTTTGGCTCCGCATCGGGCTATTTCATCAGCAAGAGCAACGTCACTGTCCTCGGGGGTGAGGGTGGCACAAGTATCTATCTTCGACCCAACGGCGCTTTCAACGGCGCGGCAGAGGCCGTACTGAACACCGCAGGAAGCCTACTGCTGAAGGCGACCGTGAGCAGTCCAGGCAACGGCGTCAACAGCTTTGCCCATCTGAGCTCGGGCAGCTTCGGTGGCGGCTTCGGACTGATCGACGGCGCCTACAACATCGGCTTTTGGAGCGAAAACGGTCACCTTCGTATCGGCATGGCGACCTACAACGGCGCATTGCAGCAGCGCATGGGGCTGACTACTTCTGGCGCGCTTTCAGCCGTTGGCGGGTTTGACTTCGGCTCTTCCCGCAAGCTGAAAAACATCATCGGCGCATTGCCCTACGGCTTGGCCGAGGTGGAACAGGTCACCACGCTGCTGGGGCGCTACAAGGAGCAGTACAACCCGGATGGCCGCGTGCGCCTATTTTTCGATGCAGAGCAGCTGCTGGAGGTGATGCCCGAGACAGTGGATGCACATGGCGTGAGCTTTCAGGGCGAACTGGTCCCGGCAGTGCACATTGACCAGCTGCTACCCGTCGCCTTCAACGCCATCAAGCAACTATCCACTGCCGTTCGACAGTTGCAGGCGGATCTCGCTGACCTACGCTCCAGTCACTGACCCAACAGGTAGATCCCATGCAGAGTAATTCTCGAATCCGCACACTTGCGCCAGGCGTTGACGTTGAGCGCATCGCCGTGGAGTCCCATTTCTTCTACGACCCGCTGACCGGCGTGGCAAACGTAGTCTTCCAGGGCATGGAGTTTCTGCTGCTGGATGGCGCTGTGAACAAGATGTTGGATGGCCGGGAGCCGCTCACCACAACCTCAGATGCCATCGCGACGCGCATGTTCGCCGCCGGCCTTGCGGATCCTGTAACCGGCCAGGATCTGTCAAATGTCAGCGCTGCAGGCGTCGTCGTCTACCTGAAGGCCGTCTATGACCGCCTGCACAACGAGGCTGCTGCCTCCCTGCCGCCGGTGATTGCCTAATATGGCAACGGGATTTCGCACGGGCGCAGGGCTCGATTTCGATGATGTCTTCGACCTGTACGTGCAGGGTGACGTTGGCAGCGCATCGGGCTACCGCTCGAACGATGGCAACGACTTGCACCGTCGGTATGCACCGTTGGCATTTGGAAGCAGAGCGGCGGACGTTGGCTACCGTGACAATGCGGGCTCTGACCTCAGCAACCGTTGGGCGAGGAAGGGAAGCGCGGTCTATTCACTCTCCAACAACGGCGTCCGCTACTACGCGAGCAGCCAGGCACTCACGTCCGAAGGCGGTAGCCAGACGGCAAGCGTTTCGTTCTGGATTCGAGCGAATGGGACCTGGGCGATTGGCCTCTCTGGGAAAGCGGTGAGTGGTTCTCCAACTTCCGGCACGTGGTTACCCAACGGTCAACCGGCGAGCAACTATGCTGTGCAGCTAGATTTTGCCGTGTCCTGGCTGCGTGGCAATCGCAATGGGACATCGTCCAACTCGGCCGCGAGCTACTCACCGTTGACCGGCGACTATGGCTGCAGCGTCACATCCACAGCGCTATCGGGATCAGGCAACGAGTGCTATGGAGAAGGCAGGCTGACCATTCGTATCCGTAACAATGCCACTGGCTATGTCTCTCCCACTGCCATTTCGCTTGTCGCTGAAGCAGTAGGCTTCGCCTGACGCTTGGCCCAGCGCATACTGGCTTGCATAGAGCGGCGTGTACCTTCGCTCGATTGGATGCACCCGGCCGCGATCCGTGTAGCTACTCGTTCTACACATCAATTCGAGTGCGCCACAGCAAGCAGGCGCTGACCATGGCGGCATGGGCACCGCATCCTCCGCGCTGAGTAACACCATTCGCCTCGGCACCGTGGCCGAGGTGAGTCTCGCCCACGCGCGATGCCGCGTGCAGGTCGGCGAGATGCTCACCGACTATCTGCCCTGGGTGGTCACGCTGGCCGGCAGCACCATCATTTGGTCGGCGCCAGCGATCGGTGAACAAGTCGTGGTGCTGTCGCCGGCCGGCGACCTGGCCGATGGCGTGGTACTACGTGGACTCTATTCCGACCAATTCGCAGCGCCCGCTGCATCCGACACGTTGCACGTGCTGCGCTTTGCCGATGGCGCGCAGATCCACTACGACACCGAGGCGCATGCGCTGCAGGCGACACTGCCCAGTGGCGGCACCGCGAGCATCACCGCCGATGGCGGCATCACCCTCAACGGCCCGCTGACGGTCAACGGCACCACCCAGATCAATGGCGATGCCGGCATCACCGGCACGGCCACCGTCGACACCGACGTGATCGGCGGCGGGATCAGCCTCAAGCACCACAAGACCACCGGCGTGACCGCCGGCAGCGCGCTCAGCGGCGGCCCGCAGTGATCGGCGTCGATGCTACCACCGGGCACGTGATCGAGGGCGAGCAGCACTTGGCTCAGTCGATCGCCTGCATCCTCACCACGCCCATCGGCACGCGCGAGCAGCGCCGCGACTTTGGCTCGCTGCTGCCCGAGCTGATCGACCAGCCGTTCAACGGCGCTACCCGCACGCTGCTCTACGGCGCCACCGCCACCGCTCTGATGCGCTGGGAGCCTCGCCTGCGGCTGACACGCGTCGGCCTGGTCGTCGGTGATTCGCCCGGCAACTTCGTGCTGACCATCGAAGGCCAGCGCACCGATGTTGCTCCAGCCAATGCCCGCACACGCCTGACTATCCCGCTCCGCTTCCGCTCGTCCTGATCGAGGAATCTATGTCCACTGCCTACCACCACGGCGTCCGCGTCATCGAAGTCAGCGCGGGCACGCGCACCATCCGCACTGTCTCCACTGCTGTCGTTGGCTTGGTCGCCACGGCTTCTGATGCGGATGAGAAAATCTTCCCGCTGAACAAGGCGGTGCTGATCACCGATGTGCTGGGTGCTGTCGCCAGCGCTGGCATCAAGGGTACGCTGCGCGCCGCGCTGCAGGGCATCGCCGACCAGACCAACCCGGTGACCATCGTCGTGCGTGTGGCCGAAGACGCAGATGCGGCCAAGACCACCGCCAACGTGATCGGCGAGCCGAAGTCCAGCGGCTACACCGGCCTGTATGCCTTGCTCTCCGCGCAGGCACAGCTGGGCGTGCGCCCACGCATCCTGGGCGCCCCGGGTCTGGACACGCTGGAGGTGGCCAAGGCGCTAGCGACTGTCGCCAGGAAGCTGCGCGCAATGGCGTATGTGCGCCCCGTCGCCGATACCGTGGCCGAGGCGGTCACGTATCGCGGCCAGTTCGGCGATCGCGAGCTGATTATGATCTGGCCGGACTTCCTGGCCTTCGATACCGCCACCAGCACCACGAAGGCGGCGTATGCCACCGCACGTGCGCTCGGCCTACGCGCCAAGATCGACACCGAGCAGGGCTGGCACAAGAGCCTGTCCAACGTGCCAGTGGCTGGCGTCACCGGCATCTCGAAAGATGTGCATTGGGATCTGCAGGATCCCGCCACCGATGCCGGCGTGCTCAACGAAGGCGACATCACCACGTTGGTGACCTTCAACGGGCAACGCTTCTGGGGATCGCGCACGTGCGCCGAGGACAGCATGTTCGCGTTCGAGACGGCCACGCGCACCGCGCAAATCCTGGCCGACACCATCGCCGAGGGCGTGGCGTTCTACGTCGACAAGCCGATGCATCCCTCGCTGGTCAAAGACCTGCTGGAAACGATCAACGCCAAGTTCCGCGACCTGAAGTCGTCCGGCTATTTGATCGATGCCAACGCCTGGTACGACGGCTCGGTCAACAGCGCCACCACACTAGCCGATGGCGCGCTGCGCATCGACTACGACTACACGCCCGTGCCGCCGCTGGAGAACCTGCAGCTGTACCAGAAGATCACCACCAGCTACCTGGCCGACTTCGCCGAACGCGTCAACGCGTAACGCACCCGATCTGATTCCCGGAGAACCCCATGGCGTTGCCCAAGAAACTCAAGGCGCTCAACCTGTTCAACGACGGTGAGAGCTATCTCGGCCAAGTGGTCGAAGTGAAGCTGCCCACGCTGTCCCGCAAGATGGAGGAATACCGCGGCGGCGGCATGAATGGCCCGGTCGAAATCGACTTCGGGCAGGAGAAGATCGAGCTCGAATGGAAGTGCGGCGGCCTGATGCGTGGTGTGCTCAATCAGTACGGCGCCACCACTCACAACGCCGTGCAGCTGCGCTTTGCCGGCGCCTATCAGCGCGATGACACCGCCGAGGTGGATGCGGTGGAAGTGGTCGTGCGCGGCCGTCACAGCGAGATTGATCCAGGCACCGGCAAGTCCGGCGATGACACCGAGTTTTCGGTCAAGACCTCGGCCAGCTATTACAAGCTGAGCATCAACGGCGCCACTGTGATCGAGATCGATTTCGTGAACATGACCGAGATCGTCAACGGCGTGGATCTGCTCGCCGCCCAACGCCGCGCCATTGGCGCCTGACCCTTCCGGCCTGGCGCCGCCAGGCCTTCGCCCTGAGACCTTCCGATGACCCCGACCTTTTCCCCAGCCATTTCCCTCGACCAGCCGATCACGCGCGGCGAACAGGCCATCACCGACCTCAAGGTGCGCAAGCCTGGTGCGGGTGAGCTGCGCGGCCTCAAGCTCACCGACGTGCTGCAGCTGGACGTCACCGCCCTGGCAACACTGCTGCCGCGCATCTCCTCGCCCACGCTGACCACCGCCGACGTCAATGCGATGGATCCGGCCGACCTGCTGGCGGTAGGCCAGGAGGTGCAGGTTTTTTTCTTGCCGAAGGCACAGAGGGAAGTGGTTTCCCCGACTGCGTAGAGGATGCGATGGCCGACATCGCGGCCATCTTCCACTGGCCGCCGTCTGAGATGGACGGCTGGTCGCTGCACGAACTCACGGCGTGGCGCGAGCGTGCCCGCCTGCGAAGCGGAGCCGAATGATGCCCTACCCGAACCACGAGGCCGCCTAAATGGCGGCCTCCGACAATCTGCGCCTGCAGGTCATCCTGGCCGCCGTCGACCGCGCCACCGGTCCGTTCCGGCGCGTGCTGAGCGGTAGCCGCGGCGTTGCCACCGCGCTGCGCAACCAGCGCGACGCGCTGCGCCAGCTCAACAGCCAGCACCGCGACATCGGCGCCTATCGCGAGCAGGTCGCGCTGGCACAGCGTGCCAAGGCCGCGCTCGATGCGCAGCGGCAATCGGTGCGCACGCTTGCCCAACAGATCAAGGCCACCGGCACGCCCACCGCTGCCATGAATGCCGAATTCGAGCGCGCCGTGCGCACCGCACGTGAACTCAAGACCGCACACGGTGCGGAGGAGGCCGGCCTGCAGCGCCTGCGTGGTCGCCTGGAGACGGCCGGGATCAGCACCCGCGAGCTGGTCACACATGAGCGGCGCCTGCGCGGCGAGATCGAGAGCACCAACACCGCCATGCGCGCCCAGCAGCAGCGCCTGGTGGCGATTGACGCTGCCCAGCGCCGCAGCGCCCGCATCCAGAACGCCGGCCTGCAGGCGAGCGCCTACGGCGCCGGCATGGCGTTCGCTGGCCAGCGCGCACTTCGCGCCTCGGTGCTGCCGATCAGCGACGCCATGGAGTTTGAGTCGGCCATGGCCGATGTGCGCAAGGTCGTTGACTTCAAAACGCCACAGCAGTTCGCGCAGATGGGACGCGATGTCGAGAACCTCTCGATGCGCCTGCCGATGCTGCCGGCCGATATCGCCAAGATCGTCGCCGCTGCCGGCCAGGCCGCTATCCCGCGTCAGGAGCTGGTGCGCTTCGCCGAGGACGCGGCCAAGATGGGCGTGGCCTTCGACAGCAGCGCCGAGGAAGCCGGCCAGACCATGGCCACCTGGCGCACCGCTTTCCGGATGGGCCAGGACGAGGTCGTCGTGTTGGCCGACAAGATCAACTACCTCGGCAACACCGGACCGGCCAGCGTCAACAAGATCAGCGCGGTGGTGAACCGCATTGGTGCCCTGGGCGAAGTCGCCGGCCTGCAGAGCGGGCCACTGGCCGCGCTGGGCGCCACCGTCGCCGGCATGGGTATCGAGTCGGAGGTCTCGGCCACCGGCATCAAGAACATGCTGCTCACCCTGGCCTCGGGCGAGTCGGCCACCAAGAGCCAGCGCGAGGCCTTTGACAAGCTGGGCATCAAGGCCACGGCCATGGCCCAGGTCATGCAGAAGGATGCCGGCGGGGCCATCATGTCAGTGCTGCAGAAGCTGCGCGCACTGCCCAAGGCCGAGCAGGCCGCGACCATGACGCAGCTGTTCGGCCGCGAGTCGATCGGTGCGATCGCGCCGCTGCTGACCAATCTGGAGCTGCTGCAGGGCAACTTCGCCAAGGTCGCCGATGCGCAACGCTACGGCGGCTCGATGTCGGCTGAGTACGCATCGCGAGTGGCCACCTCGGCCAACTCGCTGCAGCTGCTGAAGAACACCGCTGTGGTGGTGTCGCAATCGATCGGCCAGACCCTGCTGCCGCAGTTCAAGGAACTGACCGAGCGCACCGCTGCCGTGGTTGGCCAGCTCACAACCTGGATCCGCGCCAATCCTGCGCTGGTGGGTGCGATCGCCAAGGTCGTCATCGGAGGCGCGGCGTTGCTCACCATCCTGGGCGGGCTGCTGGTCGCCGGTGGTGTCGCCGCGATAGCGTTCTCGCAGATCCACGGCGCCGTCGCGCTGCTATCGGGCGGTGGCGGCTTTGGTGCGCTGCTGCGGCAGGGGCTGGCGTTCGGCGGCCGCGTGCTGCCGATGCTCGCCAATGGCGCGCGCCTGCTGCTGCCGCTACTCGGCGGCGTCAGCATGCCGGTGCTGGCGATCGGTGCGGCCGTCGCTGCGGTGGCGCTGCTGGTGTGGAAGTACTGGGGGCCGATCAAGGCCTTCGCTATTGGCGTCTGGCAAGGCATCGTCGATGTTGCCGCGCCGGTCCTCGCCGAGCTGAAGACCGCGCTCGCGCCACTGGCGCCGGTGTGGGACACCGTGGCCGCTGCAATGGGCCAGGCCTGGGCATGGGTCAAGCAGCTGCTGACGCCCTTCGAGGCCACCACCGCGCAGTTGCACGATGCAACGCAGGCCGGCCGCGGCTTCGGGCAGATCATCAGTGCTGTGCTGGTCACCCAGCTGCAGCTGGCGGTCAAGGCAATTGGCTGGCTGGTTCAGGCGTTTGTGTTTGTGCTGCCGGTGATCAAGCAGATCCTCGGCGGCGTGTGGCAAACCGTCCAGGGCACGTGGTCGCTGATCGTGGGCGTGTTCACCGGCAACGGCGATCGCATCCGCCAGGGGCTGCTGCAGCTGTGGGCCGGCATCAACCTGCAGTTGGCCAACTGGCCGGCCCGGATGCTGCAGACCGGCGCCGACATGATCAGCGGCCTTGTCCAGGGCATCCGCTCCAAGCTCGGTGCGGCAGGCGATGCGATCGCCAGCGTCGGCACTGGCGTGGTCGATCGCTTCAAGGGCTTGCTGGGCATTCACAGCCCCTCGCGCGTTTTTGCACAGCTGGGCGACTTCACCATGCAGGGCCTCACCGTGGGCCTGCAGCGCGGCCAGGGCGCGCCTGTGCAGGCGGTGGCGACGCTCGGCAACAGGATGCGGGCGGTGGGGGCCGGACTGGCCTTGGCGACGGCTACAGCGCCGGTGGCGGCGATCGACAGCCGTGCGCCACTGTCGGCCCCTGTGCGCGCCGCCAGCGCGCCTGCAGGCGGCAACAGCTACGTCATCCACGTCCATCCTGCACCTGGCATGGACGCTAACGCACTGGCGCGCGAAGTCGCCCGCCAACTTGAAGAGCGCGAGCGGCGCACGGCGGCCACCCGCCGCTCCAGCCTGCGCGACGACTGAGGATCCACCCCGATGATGATGTCCTACGGCACCTTCGTGTTTTCCCTCGACAGCGCCGCATTCCTGCAGCTGCAGCGGCAGATGAGTTGGCGCCACGCCACCAGCGAGCGCGTCGGCGCGCGGCCGGCTAGCCAATTCTTGGGACCAGGCGATGACAGCATTGACCTGTCTGGTCTGATTGCTCCCGAACTCACAGGCACCCGCGCGTCGCTGGACACGCTGCGCGAACTTGCTGCTGATGGTGAGCCGCTACCGTTGGTGGATGGCGCAGGCGTGGTCTACGGGCCGTACCTGCTGCTGTCGATCAACGAGACCGCCTCGCTGTTCTTCGAGGACGGTACGCCGCGACGGATCGAGTTCCAACTGAGCCTGCGCCGCGCAGACGACATCACCCCAGAGGCGACCGCCGCATGAGCTACCCGATTCCGCAGTGGCGCGTTGTGCTCGATGGAACCGATCTCACCGAGCGCATCGCGCCGCGCCTGCGCGATCTCACCCTGACCGAATGCAGAGGTGGTGACGCAGACCAATTGGACCTGAGTATCCACGACCACGACGGCAAGATGGCGATGCCAAAACGCGGGGTGCGCCTGGCCGTTGCGCTGGGCTGGAAAGCCACGGGCCTGGTCGACAAAGGCACCTTCATTGTCGACGAGGTGGAGTACAGCGGTGCGCCGGACATCATCACAGTGCGCGCGCGTAGTGCGGATCTGACTGCCGACATGCGCACGCGACGCGAACGCAGCTGGCACAACACCACGCTGGGTGCCGTGCTCAACGCGCTCGCCGGCGAGCATGGACTGACGCCGCGCGTGGCCGAGGCGCTGGCACGCACCAAGTTGCCCCATCTCGACCAAGCCAACGAGAGCGACATGAATTTGCTGACCCGCCTGGGGCAGCGCTTCGATGCGGTGGCAACAGTGAAGGCCGGTAAGTTGGTGTTTGCGCCGATCGGCGCCGGCACCACCGCGACCGGCAAACCGCTGCCGACGGTCACCCTGACGCGACGCGACGGCGACCAACACCGCTACTCCGTGGCCGACCGCGATGCCTACACCGGCGTGCGCGCGTACTGGGTGGACAAAGGCAAAGCGCGGCGGCAGTCCGTGCTGGTGGGTACTGACGACAACGCCAAGCGCCTGCGCGAGTCGTATGCCGATGCGGCAACGGCACGCCAGCATGCGCACGCGGAGCTGGAGCGGATGAAGCGTGGCGTGGCGAAGTTCGACTACACCCTGGCGATCGGCCGCGCGGATCTGTTCCCAGAGCACATCGTCACGGTGAGCGGCTTCAAGCCGGAGATTGATGGGCAACGTTGGTTGATTGCAAAGACCACCCACACGGTGAGTGGTTCCAGCGGCTTCACCACTTCACTTGAGTTGGAAAGTACGGCTTGACTCCTCGCTTGCTTCGGCGCGCCCACTCTCGCTCGCCGCTGCGTGCAAAGTCAGCAGCGAGCCATCACTCGATAGGCCACATCTCGACATCTCAGCCTTTGCGTACACCAGCGCTTTGGCTTGTGTGTCGAATGGGCCAGCAGGTAGACGATGCAGTCGCAACGTGATGCCTCGCTCTCTCGATACAAGCAATTCTGCAAAGAACTGATCGCCAACACGGACCACGTGCCCAGTCAGTTGATACCCATCCGTGATACGAACCATGTCGTTGTCCATGTACGACGTCTCCTTCTTCGTCTAGTGGGCCTAGGCAAGCCGACCTAAATGGTTAATGCATCAAGCCTATCGTTGGGCTATCCTCCCAAGGCATCGCAAAGCTGCAATCGCAACTTGCACCATCTGCCGTGGCAGCCTGACTGATCGGCTTTAGGGGACTCAAGAGTAACGATGGTAATCATGATTGGCCGCTACGCGCTTCACATCTTGCCAGTGCGCGTTCCTAATCATCCTCAGGAGCAGTGGACAGTCTCCTGGCACATCGATGACATGCAGCGGCTCAATAAGCGCATGAAAGAAGGCATCCTCAAGGAAATTTTCCCAACTTCTCTCTCGGCAGTGACTGCAGGGCGACAAGTTGCTGTCGTGCACCTAGACATGCTCCTATAACGTGGCGCACTTCCGCTCGGGCAATCCCAGTAGTGTGCTGTAAGCGGTCTTGCACCCGATACGAAGACCCATACATTGATCAGACCAAACCTTTTCCTACACAGCTGATAGGAATGTTCTGATGCCGAATTCGCGAGGAAGAATGTAACGTTCTTCCTAAGAATGTCAGGCCATCTCGCGCCATCAGGATGATGGCTGTTCGATCGCATGGAGCTACGCGCCGACATCTTGAAGGCCGCCGGTTATAGACCGGCGGCCTTTTTTGTGCGCGCGATCTGAACTGCTTTTTTATTTGCTAAACGTCGACCAGCCGCTGCCGATAACGCTCTCTTTTGCGAGGACCAGCTGTCCTATCTGGACGTTGATCACGATTTCTTTTTTTTGCGGCCGCCCACGTTGATCTGCATGTATCTCTGATCGATCGCGCCTGTCGTATTAAGCATTTGAGATACGTGGCTGTCGTCGTTGAACGTCACGACCGGCGCAACGCTCTCAGCAGAACCGCGTGCCGATCCAAGGTTGGACAGCATTGCGGTGCGCACCTCATGCGATGCGGCGCGAAACGCAGCCACCAACGTGGCCTCGGATGGGTCCAATTCCGCCCGCTGTTCTAACAGCACATACATGATGTCTACGCCGCGAGCATGCGCGGCCAATAGGTAGGCTCCACCCGGCATGTTCTGGTCTTTCTCGAAGTACAGCTGCGCCCACTTCGAGATGCCACATGCGTCCGCCATCTCCTGCTGCGTCAAGCGCAGGCGTTTGCGTTCTTCCTTCAGGCGTTTCCCTACAGTCACTCAGGTTTTTCCTCATATTGACAAAATTGGTGTTAACACCAACAATTTCCAAAACCGCAGACGACCGCAACCGATGCCCCGTAACGTGCAAGCTCAGCAGCAGTTCCATCCACGAAGCCCAGCACAGGCGCGGGAATGGTTGGTGTCCAACGGCATCACGGTCTCCGGATTCGCCCGGCAACTTGGGGTGAATCGCACGGTTATCGACGACCTACTCCGTGGGCGCTCTCAAGGCAAATACGGCGACGCGCACACCGCTGCAATCGCTCTTGGCCTCAAAGCACCGCCAGATTATGCCGCAAAAGTCCAAACTTCCAAGCGCTCTAGGGGGTGAGCATGTTCGGTCGGAAAAAGATCGTTTTTCGCTGCGAGGCGTGTAGCGCGAGGCTCATCAAACGCACCAGCGTCCTCGCACATAAATTCCTTCGGCATGACTCCTACGTATGCGAGAACCCGATGTGCGGTGCGACGTACACAGGCCATTCGGAGTTGACCGGTATTGCCAGCCCCAGCGGCGTGCCCACCGCTCACAGCGAGCTTCCACCAACGCCGGCGCTCCAACGCGCCCAGGCGCTACAGGCGTACCGCGAGTCGCTCGGCGACCGTCAGCTGGATCTGCTCCCCGTAGGCGGCGAGCAGTTCTTCCCTCACCTCTGAGGCACCCCTAATGCGAAAGACCATTGATTGGGCGGCACTGCCGCCCACGGCGAAGCTTTGCCTGGAAGTTGCGCTCATACACGGCGGCATGGTGAAGACCGAGCACGGATACATCGGCCGCACGGCCTCGCCGGACACGGATCAGCGCTTCGGCGCAGTTGTGGTTGCGGCGCTCATGCGCGAAGGCCTTGCCACCTCTGACGCCTTCGATGAGCGCCTTGTCGTGCTGACCGACGCCGCGGCGGCTTTGTTCCATCTCCACCACACAAACACCGAGGTCGGCTCGTGAGGCATGCCAATAGCTGGTTCACCGCACAGGAGCCGCGATTCGTTGATGCGGCCAGCAATGTGCCGCAGCGCGTCGCTCCGCATGCCAAGCATGAAGAGGCACGCCTGCTCGCTGCCGCCGTTGACGCACACCGCCGTGCCGGCGGCGCTTACGTCGTGATCGACACCGCCCCAGCTGCGCACGCGCCTCGGCGCTGGCTCGGCGTCTAAGGAAGTTCGATGCAAGAGGATCTGCGGCAACAGGTGCTGTCCCGACTAGAGCGGGATTACGGACTCAAGCACCGGAGTGGCACCGAGTACATGCGCGGTGGCAAATGCCCGTCATGCAGCAAGAAAGAGCTCTACACCAACCATCTCAAGCCATGGGTGGTGAAGTGTGGCCGGCAATCCAAGTGCGGGCGCGAACTACACGTCAAGGATCTGTACGACGACCTGTTCGACGACTGGTCCAAGCGCTTCCAGCCAACGGCTGCGGCTCCCAACGCTGCGGCCGACGCCTACCTGCAGTTCTCGCGTGGTTTCGACCTGGCTCCGCTGAAAGGTCTCTACACCCAGGACAGCCACTACGACCGCAAAATCAGCGCCGGCACCGCGACGGTACGTTTTCCGCTGGTCAAGGGCGGATGGTGGGAGCGCCTGATCGATCGCCCGCACCGCTTCGGCAAGCAGAAGGCGCGCTTTGCGCCAGGCCAGAGCTATGCGGGTGTGTGGTGGGCGGCGCCTGCCGCGCTGACAGCGATGCAAACGGCGCGCGAGGTGTGGATCGTTGAGGGCATCTTTGATGCAATCGCGCTCCAGCAGCACGGCATGTGCGCAGTGTCGGCCATGTCCTCCAACGCATTTCCGGAAGAATCGCTACGCGAGCTGGCAAAGGCGCGCATGGCCGATCTTCCGACGCTCGTGTGGGCGCTGGACAACGAGCCGGGCGCGCGTGCGTACACACACAAGCACATAAAGCGTGCAGCCGCGTTGGGCTTCGATTCGCGAGCCGCGCAGATCGTCCAGCGCGACGGCAAGAAGACCGACTGGAACGACCTGCATTTGCGCGCTATCGCGTCCGATGATCCCAAGCAGTGGGACAACGACGTCAAGGAAGCCTGCTACCAGGGCAACTTGCTCGTGGCCCGCTCGGCGGTAGACAAAGGCCTGCTGATGTTCGAGCACGACGGCCGCAACGACTTCTGGCTGGACTACCGCTCGCGCCTGTACTGGTTCGATTTCGACACGCAGCGCTTCGACAAGCTGCGCAAGGAGAAGCTGGGCGACATCGATGCCGACGACGGCGACGAGGTTGCAGCCGAGGATCTGAAGAAGATCAAGCGCGCCGCCTGCTCCGTCCAGAAGATCGCCAACTGCTACCCGGAAGCCCTGTATTTCCAGCGGCAAGAGGTCACCGACGAAAGCTGGTACTACTTCCGCGTCGATTTTCCGCACGACGGCCCCAGCGTAAAGGGCACCTTTACAGGTGGTCATGTCGCCAGCGCCTCCGAATTCAAGAAGCGCCTGATCTCCCTGGCCGCCGGCGCAATGTTCACCGGTACCGGTCACCAGCTGGACCGCCTGATCGAGGAACAGACCGAGGCAATCAAGACGGTCGACGCCATCGACTTCGTGGGCTACAGCAAGGAACACCGCGCCTACCTGCTCGGCGACATGGCCGTGCGCGATGGCGAGCTGGTGACCGCCAACGAAGAGGACTACTTCGAGTTCGACAAGCTGCGTCTAAAGACCACGCAGAAATCCATCCGACTGGAGATCCAACGCGACGCCGAGGCGTTCCGCGTGGATTGGCTACCGTGGCTGTGGCAGTGCTTCGGCACGCACGGCATGGTCGCCATGACGTTCTGGTTTGGCTCGCTGTTCGCCGAGCAGATCCGCGCCGGGCACAAGAGCTTTCCGTTCCTTGAAGCCACCGGTGAAGCCGGCGCCGGCAAGACCACGCTGCTGACGTTCCTGTGGAAGCTGCTGGGCCGCTCGGACTACGAGGGCTTCGACCCGGCAAAGTCATCCAAGGCCGGCCGTGCCCGCGCTATGGGTCAGGTGTCGGGCATGCCCGTCGTCCTGCTGGAAGCCGATCGCAGCGAGCCAGACAAGGCGCATTCCAAGACGTTCGAGTGGGATGAGCTGAAGGACTTCTTCGGTGGCGGCACGCTGGCAACACGCGGTGTGCGCAATGGCGGCAACGAGACCTACGAGCCGCCGTTTCGCGGGACGATCGTGATCACCCAAAACGCCGCGGTGGACGCCAGCGAGGCGATCCTCACGCGCATCGTGAAGTTGCATTTCAAACGGCCGCAGGTCACCACCGAAAGCCGCATCGCGGCCGACAACCTCAACGCGCTGCAGGTCGAAGAAGTCAGCCATTTCCTTGTGCGTGCCATCCGCCAGGAGCGCGCCATCCTTGATCTGTTCGCCGAGCGGGTGAAGGTGTTCGAGGCCAAGCTGCGCGCGCAGCAGGATCTGCGCCTGGAGCGTGTCATCAAGAACCACGCGCAGATGCTGGCCCTATTCGACTGCCTGCGCCTGGTCATCACCATCCCTGACGACATGGTCGAGCAGACACGGCTCGCGCTGTTGGACATGGCACTGGAACGGCAGAAGGCGATCAGCGCCGACCACGCGATGGTCAATGAGTTCTGGGAGGTCTACGAATACCTCGAAGCCACCGGCCACGGTAAAGCCGTCGTCAACCACAGCCGCGACGCGCAGCGCATCGCGATCAACCTCAATCACTTCGCTGCGCGGGCCGCGCAGTTCAGTCAGTCCGTGCCCGACCTCAAGGTGATGCGTGCGCTGCTCGGTGATTCGCGCCGGCACAAGTTCATCGGCGCGAACGTGGCCGTCAACAGCGCCGTCCTCAAGGACGATCTGACCGGCGTCGGCACCACCGTGAAGTGCTGGGTGTTCGCCAAATGAGCGCGCTTTCTCATGTTGGAAATTTCAGGAAATTTTCGTTGACATCTACCCGGGAGCGGAGCAACTATTACCGCGTCGCCGCACAATCGGCGACCGGGTTTAGCAGCCTGACTCAACGGCGCACCAGCGCCCATCGATCGATGCACGGCGCTTTTTTTTCGCTCGCTGTGCAGTCGCGGGCGTTTGCCAGCCAGTTCTATGGCGGGCGGTGTGCGGAGGCCTTCGGGCCTGCCGGTTCCGTTGACCGGTCTGCTAACCGCGCACCGTCCGCCACCTCGTTTAGCAGCGAAGTGCCGGACTCCCCTTACAACGGAGCCTGCACCATGTCCTACGACGCTCAAGAAGCGCCGGCCAATGCCGCGCGTCAGATCGCCCATTACTTCGGCCTGATCGCCGACACCCTCGACTGGAACCACACCGCCTGGCTCGGCCTGCAGGCGAAGCTGCAGGCCATGGGCAAAGTGCCCGAGGCGCTGACGCTGGCCGATGTCGAGGCCGCAATTTCCAGCACCAATGCCGACCTGGCCGAGGTGCGCCAGTGAGCCGCCGCGACCTGCACAAAGCGCTGCGCGTGGCTCCCGGCGTCTACCTGCTCCTGCAGATCCGGGCGACCGACGTGCTGGCCGAGCTCTACGCCGACGGTCTGCATGATCGCCCACCGGTGATGTTCGCCTGCAGCGCGATCGACGAGCCGAGCGCGTTGTTTCTTGTTGATGACGGCACCGGCTTGGTCATTGGCTCGTTGCACGTGGTCATGCCGGAGGTCGAGGCCGCCGCGCTGCAGGAATGGGTTATCGAGCGCATGCCTGCATTGGAGGTGGCGTGATGGACGCCGCTCACCCGAACACGCAGCTGCCCGAGGATGCTGACTTCTCGATCAGTGAAGAGGATCAGTCCCGCCTTTGGCTCGCCTACCACGCGACCACATTGCTCGCAGCGCTGACCAACGATATCGCGATCGAGGCTGGCATCAATCACGACGGACCGGCGGCAGTGGCCGAGTACATCCGCCACGAACTGCTTGATGTCCTCAGCAGCGCGCAGCGTCTGCGTGAGCCTGACCCCAGCATCCCGCCATCCGGCGCCGACCTGATCTAACCCCGCAACAGCGGGCCGGCGGGCGGTGCTGTAACACCGCCCCAAGGCCCTCCACCAACGCAACTCAGGAGAGTCGATATGCAACAGCACACTGGAACACGTCCAGCCACGGCAGCACGTCCGCTGGCTTTGAGCACCGGACCCGGCCCGGAGGCTACCACGCCGGCCGTCGTAGCCTACGACCGCAGCATGGGCGACTGCTCAGCGACCATCACCATGCACGTCACGCATGGTGTCGTTATGGTCACCGCCACCCTGGACATGGGACCGCTACGCGAGGCTCGCCAAACGTGGGAACGGCGGCGTGGCACTGGCACCGGCTGGAAACTCATCGACGGGCCTCGCCTGTGGACGGCGGTGGAAGACCGCATCAGCACCGAGTTGGCTGAGTTCATGGACGGCCTGGACTTCCCCTTCGACCTGGCCAACATGCTGCCGCGCAGGCCGACTGCAGCTGCTGCAGCTGCGGTCGCGCAGGCCGCGCGGGAGGTGGCGCATGGTTGAGTTGCTCGCTCTTGTGGTGGTCCTGGCGCCGGCGGCCGGTGGCGCGCTGGTCTACAAGCTGTGGACGACGCGCGGTCCGCGCCTGACTCAGACCGGCCTGGCCGTCGGACAGGTGCCGCAGCGCCTGCGTCGCCGCACCCGCATGGCCGTGCGGCGGGAGGCTGCTCATGGCTGAGTCCGTCATCCTTCTCGGCCCGCAGGGCAGCGCAAAATCACTTAACGCCGAGGCTCTGCGGCAGGAGCTCGGCCTGCAGGAGGTCATCGAGCTTGAGGATGTCTTGTTTACGTTCCGCGCTGATCGCCTGGAGCCGGTCGGGCAGCTGATCCTGACCTGCAACGAGCAGCAGGCCCACACCTGGTCGGTGCGCTGGGGCTTGCGCCTCATGCGTGTCGAGGAAGCACGTGCCCAGCTCGGCGCCGCATGGAGGACTCAACCATGAACCTGCAGCGCACGATCGAGATTGCGCGCGCCGCAGCGCGTTTG